GGTAGACTCGCGCGCGATCTTTTTCTAGCGAGTGGCCAAAAATTAGCCTTACTTGATCACCCGGCAAAGCACACCAACCCCTACCCCGCCTCAAGCACCTGTAAGGCTTAGGTTAATCGTTAGGATAAGGCTAAGGCTAAAGGTTGCCCTGAAAACATGCCATTGATGACTCAGGCGCAGTACGCCAGGCACAGGAGCTGTAGTGCTCCAACGGTGAAGGAGGCCAGGCAAATCAGAATCAAGCCGGCGGTGATCCCCCAGGAAGACGGTTCGTTTCTGATTGATTCTGAAATTGCCGACCGCCTTTGGGATGCCGTCAAGGTTCGCAATAGCCACAAAAAAAGCTCCCTTAAACCTGGCGCCTCTCTTGCGTCTCCGTCCGGGCCCAATCGATTGCCCAATGACAGCGAACTAAAAAGCCTGATCATGGGCCTGCCAGAAGACGAGATCAATGACGCCGATGTCAGCATGAAACGCAAGTTGCACTACGACGCAGAGCGGGCAAGGGTCGGGGCCTTGAGAGATCGAAACGAGGTGGTTACCGAAGTGGACGTGCGCACCAGGGCCGCCAAGCTCGCTCGCCAGGTGCGGGACCTGCTGTTGATTATCCCAACCCGCAACGCTGCGCGGCTGGCTGCGATGAGTGACCCCGAGGAGGTGCGGGCCCTGCTGGAAGAGGAGATCGAGAACGCTCTAAAGGGGCTCAAGCAACAACATGCCTGACGGCGGCCAGATTTACGAGGATGCCTTCATTGAGGCCATCCAACCGCCGCTGCATCTAAGCGTCAGCGAGTGGGCCGACGCCGAGCGACAGCTGACCAGGCGCAGCAGCTCAGAGCCTGGGCAGTGGCGAACCGATCGGGTGCCCTTTCTGCGGGAGCCCATGGACCTGTTGAGCCCAAAGGAGAAGAAGATAAAAAGGGTGATCCTGATGTTCGGCAGCCAGTCAGGGGCCAAAACCGAATGCGGACTGAACTGGCTGGGGCGAAGCATTGCCATGGATCCGGCGCCGTTTCTGATCCTGTTTCCAACCGAGAGCTTTGGAAAGCGGCAGGTAAGGCAACGGCTTGACCCGTTGTTCAAGGACACCCCGGCGGTTGCCGCAAAGCAGATCAGCACTAAGAGCAGGGACGCGGCCAACGCCATGTTCCTGAAAGAGTTTCAAGGGGACATGCTGCTGTCAATCATTGGCGGCAACAGCGGCAGCGCTGCCCAGGGGATGCCGGCCCAGAACCTATGGGTTGATGAGGCGTCAAGCCTGCCCCTGGAGATTGACGACAAGGGCGATCCGATCGAAAACGCCGAGGCGCGGCAGACCAACTTCCCCAACCGCAAAACCTTGATCACCAGCACCCCCGGCACTAGGGGCGCGTGCCGGATCACCTGGGAGTTTGAAAACCGCAGCGACCGCCGCCGCTATGCCGCGTTCATGCCCTGCTGCGGGGCCAACGAGGTGATCCGCTGGGAGCACATTGTCTGGGACAAAAAGGATGGGGAGGTTTGGTGCAAGTGCCCGGCGTGCGGTGAGCGCCTGCCGCAGCACTACAAGGTGGCGATGCTGGCCGGGGGGGTGTGGGGAGCTACTGCCAATGGCGATGGCGAGACGGCAGGGTTTCATCTGCCTGGCTGGTATGCCCCCTATGGCTGGCTGAGCTGGGAGAAGATCCGAGATGAATTTCTGCGTGCCAAAAATGACACTCTGCTTCTGAAGGGCTGGGTGAACAAGCGGGCAGCCGAGGCCTGGGAGGATCCTGCAACGGCAAAGGTGAGCCCCGATGGCCTGATGCAGCGTGCCGCGGCAAACCCATATCCGAGCGGGTTCTGTCCAGATGGCGTGTTGCTGTTGCTGGCTGCGGTTGACGTTCAGGACACGTGGCTAGAGATCAAGGTCAAGGGCTTTGGGGTGGGTGAGGAAAGCTGGCTAATATGGCACGAGAAGGTATACGGAAATCCAGCAGAAGATAAAGTATGGAAGCAGATCGACGTGATTCGAAAGACTGTATTTAATCATGCAAGCGGCGGTACCGTGACCGTTCACAAAACAGCGGTTGACACTGGGGGCCACTTTACGCATGAGGCCTATGACTACTGCCGCCAAAGGGTCAACGAGGGAGTTGTAGCAGTCAAAGGCGGGAGCGACAAGAAAGCAAAAACCCTTGGCGATGGCACAAAGCAAGACGTAAATTTACGCGGTCGCAAGATAAAAAAAGGGGTTACTCTTTATATGATAAACACGCACACGTTAAAGCGAACTATCTACGGAAGGTTAAACATTGAGCAACCAGGGCCGGGATTTATGCACTTTGGGCAAAATGCAAAGGATGAATACTTTAAGGGTTTAACTTGCGAGAAACTTGTAACCACAATTGACAGCAGAGGTTTTGAGCAGTCTGAATGGCGCAATGAGAAGGGGGCCCGAAACGAGCCGTTGGATTTGGAGGTCTACATCTTGGGGATGTTGGAGCTGGTGAAACGCAACTACGCAGCTGGCACCATGTGGGCCCAACTCGCCCGCACCCTGGGCACCCAGGCGCCGGGGACGGGAGGGGGAGGTGCAGCGCCGTCTTCCCCAGCCCGAGACCCCCAGCGGTCGGGCTGGCTGAAGGGCTCCAGCACAGGCGGACCGGCCAAGCGCAAAGGCTGGCTAAAGAGGTAAGATGGGGCCATGGCCTATACCTCTGAGGATGTTGCTGCGGACCTTGCTGAGCTACGCAGCAAGATCAATCAGGGCGTCCTAAAAGCTCGATTCAGCGACGGCCGGGAGATCATCTATCGCAGCCTGGACGAAATGCGCCGGATCGAACAATCCATGGCCGCAGAGGCGGAGCCGACCGCCATGCGTCGAACCCGACGCACCTACTTCAGCATGTCTCGGCCAACCTGATGGGTAAGGGTAAGAGCAAGGCAAAAGGCAAGCGGCTCCGGGATGACCGGGAATTTGCCCGCCGCACCATGGCCCGGTTTGAAGCCGCAGAGGACACCCGGCGAACCTCTGGCTGGCGGACAAACAACAGCGGACCAAACAGCGATCTACGACAGGCGTACTACTGGCTAGTCAAGCGGCACCAGGATCTTGCCGATAACGATGCCTTCGCCTCCAGAGCGATTGGCGTGATTATAAATAATTGGATTGGCGATGGTATTATGAGTACCCCTACAGGCGCAACTAGCAAATATAAATCAAGCTGGAAAACCTGGGCAGAATCACGACATAGCGATTTTTACGGCACTCATGATTGGTACGGCAATCAATCCGTTGGGGCCAGAACTACAGCGGTTCGCGGCGCCGTACTGGTGCGGAAGCGGATATATCCTGAACTATTTGAGCGCCATGGAATAGTGCCTTTGCAGGTGCAGATGCTTGAGCCTGACTGGTTAGATTTTAATAAAGACAATTCTCAAGACATATTATTTGGCCAGCAGTTTGATAGCGCAGGCCGTTTGATGGGTTACTGGATTAGAGACAGCCACCCTGGCGAAACGTCGCTAGGTATCGGCGTCAGGGTGCAAAGCACTTTTGTACCGAAAGAAGAAATTAGTTTACATTTTGACTGCACGCGGGCGGGCCAGAGAATGGGGCTCCCGTTTGGCACGGCAGCGATTTTGACCCTGCGGGATATGGGCGACATTAGGGCGGCCCAGCAGATGAAAGATAAAATTTCAGCTTGCTTTTTTGGCGTTACTTACGACTCAGATACGCAGGCGGCCACGGATCCCGAAAAAGATGGGCTGGAGTTTGACACGATCGAGCCTGGCGCAGTTGAGCACATGCCCCCAGGCAGAAACTTTCAGGCATTCACCCCGCCAAGTTCCGGTGATTTTGTTAGCACCCATCGTGAGTACGCTCACGCTGCAGCAGCAGGCTACGGGATTACTTATGAATCAATGACGGGTGATTTATCAAACGTTAATTATTCGAGCTTTAGGGGCGGATGGCTTGAGTTTAGTAGGCGGATTGCTTACTTGCGAGGGAAAGTTTCCATCCCCGGAATGCTGGCGCCGGTGTGTGAGTGGCATGACGAATTGGCCCGGATGGTTGGCCTACTGAAAGGGCCAATGAGCTGGGCTCATACTCCGCCGCGTCGGGAGATGATCGACCCAACGAAGGAAATTCCAGCGCTGATTTTGGCGGTAAGGGCTGGGTTTATGAGCTTGTCAGAAGTACAGCTATCATTTGGCTATGTACCAGAGGAAGTAATTGAAGAGCTGAGCAGAGATATGCAAAGAGCCAGGGACGCCAGTCTGATCCTGAGTACAGATGCCGCGCTGGTTTCCAATGCTGGCGTAACCCAGGCTCGTCCGGCAGGATCTGCATTCACTAACTCAGCGCCTGACCCTGGCGCAGACGAGGACGGCAGCGACCCGCCGGATTGATGGCGCTGACCGCTTAAACTACCCTCAGCATCTGAGCATCAATGGCCCCAGGAGTAACCGTTAAAGCCGCCGCCACTGCCCCAGTGTTGCGGCTCTATGGCGAAGTCGGGGTTGACGTGTTGGTTGACGACGTGGCCCGAGCGCTGGACGCTGCAGGGGGGCGTGATGTTGAGATTCACCTGTTTTCACCTGGCGGCGCAGCTGCCGAGGGGATCGCAATCCATAACGTGTTGGCGGCTTACAAGGGCAGAAAGGATTATGTGGTGGATGGCTTGGTGGCATCTGCCGGCTCGATTGTCCCAATGGCCATCAGCAAGGCCAAGGGTGATCGCCGCTTAATGCCAAGCAACGCCCTGCTGATGATCCATAACTGCTGGGGCGGATCGGTTGGAGACGCCGATTCAATGGATGCCGCGGCGGCCATGCTGCGCGTTCACTCCCAGGTTTATTCCACCACCTATGCCAAGGCATCAGGCCAATCGGTCGAACAGATTGTGGAATGGATGAGCGCGGCGCAGGGGGGTGGCACCTGGTTCACCGCCGAAGCGGCCCTGGCGGCTGGCCTGATTGATGCAGTGATCGACCCGGTAGACGTGCGTGCCAGCGTCCCGGCTCTGCCTGCGGGGCGATTCCCTAACCCTCCAGGGTGGGTGTCTAAGGCCCTGGCGTCAATGGTTAGAATAGAATCAGGAGATCACCCTGAACACTCCCGAGCTGAACACATGCCCACGCAAGATCAGGCCGGGAGCGCACCGGCCGCCGTCACCGAAGCGCCTCCCGT